GCGTTCCAAGGCGCGGCGGGCAAAATGAACGCTGCTTTCGCGATTTTGTCGCTGTTTTTCGCCGCGATCACTTGCGTCAGGTTCATCGCTCGCTCGAAAAGCGTGATGTCGGCGCCTACGGAGTATGTAAGGTCTGACACTTGGTTTATTCCTCGTCCAGCTTGCCGACATTGGCCTTGATGTTCTCTGTCTCGCCTTCGCCAAACACGTCGCGAATGACGGGCCGAAAGAACGGTTGCGCCTCTTCGTGAACCGTTCCAAATTCGAGCAAGAGCGCTTCGTCATAGACGATCCCGTTCTTATGGTCGGGGTGTTCCGTTTCCGGAACACCGCCCGCCGTGATCTTCACGCCCGCAGAATGCTCTTCCGTGTCCTGTTCCCAGCGGATCGAGTCGCGAAGCGCGCCCTTTTCGACGTTGACGCGCTCTTGCATGTCGGCAACGGCTTGCTCTGCCTTCTCATTGAATTCGCGCTGCATCCTTCGCTTTACGATGGGCGCAAAGTGATTGATGCGAAGCGTGAGAGTTGCGAGGCCGATCACCTTGACGTTGATCATGCTGCTTCAGCCTCTTCGCCGAAGGGCTTGCCTTCATCAAAAGTCGCGCGCTCTTCAGGAAGGCCGAAGAGGAACGCTTCGAGGATCTTGACCGCAAGCCCGGCGAAGATCCCGGCGGGGTTCCTTTGCACCGCGTCCGCCACGGCTTCAGGCGCGGGAAACGGCAGTCCCGGCACATTGGAAACGAGAACCGGCGCAAAGTCGGGATGCGCGAATGATAGGACCGCCGAAACGTCTCGCACGGTCCAATTTCCAGCAGCAAGGCGCTTCCAAACCGCGAAGGGCGAGCCGATCGCGTGCTCTAGGTAAGCGACTGTCCGCGCATCGTGCGCAAGCTGGAACTTGATGGCTTGCCCGCCGAATGTTGCCGTTACAAAGCCTTGCATCGCGTCGTTTCCTTAATCGAGGATGATCAGCCCTTCCGGGCGGGCGTCTTCGTCGTCATAGATTGATCGTCCACTGTCGCCGCACTCGGCACGGCGCACTGCCATTGCAGCCGCAACGGCCCCGTCAATCGAAAGCCACTTTTTCGGTTTGCAAAGTCGAACCATGTGGCCGTGGGTGTTTGTCTGAACCTCAGCATTTGCGAAGCAAAGGCGCAGAACCGGGTGTCCGCCGTGCTGGAACTTGCCGCCGACGATCGCCGCGTGAAGGGCCGCAATGGCCGGCATCATTGTGAGCGCGCCTTGGGGCATTTCGACCACAGGCAAGCCGTCATCATTCAGGTTGTTTAGGACGTTGCGCGCCAGCGCCCGATCGAACGCAAACTCTTGCACGTTGAATTCATCATGGAACGTGCGCAGCTCTTCCTCGACAGTGCGGAAATCGACCACATTGCCGGGCGTTGGGGTGATAAAGCCCTGTTCTGCCCATTGCACGTATGGTGCGCCGGATATGTCTTGGCGCTCGCGAAGGTTCGCTTCAGGGCAGAAAAAGCGCGGGTGAACGATGTAGCCGCCCGCTTCCGTGCGCCAACACGCGATAAAGACGGTCAGGTCGATGTTGCTGGAAAGGTCGACGCCTAACCAGCACGGTGCATGCCGGAGCGCTTCGAGATCGACCGGGGCGTTGCCCTGATCGTAAACGCTCATTTCGACAAACGGGTCGCTATTGCTGTCCAGCCATATATTCAGGTGATCGTTTTTGAACTTTTCGCGAAGGGCCGGGCGGTTCTGAGCTTCGCGCGCCTCTTGCCGCAACGAGTCGAGATCGGGATAGCCGAGCGCAAGGCCGGGGTTGACGCGGTGCCAAAGCTCTTCGTCTTGCCAATCGGCTTCGGCGGGCGTTTCGAAAAGAATGGGGAGCGTGCCATCGTCGGGGAAAGCGCCCGACGCGACTTGCCGCGCGTAGCTGAAGATTTCGTGCGCAAGGTTCTCTTGCCCGCGCCCGGCCTGGCTGATCACGATCGAAAGCGTGCCGCTCGTTTTGCCTAGGCCGGTGCGCAGCACGTCATAGAGCTTGCGGTCGCGCCACGCGTGAACCTCATCGAATAGGACAAAGTTTGGCGTGCGCCCGTTCTGCGCTGCCGCGTCACTCGAAACGGCCTTTAGGGTCGCCTTGGATTTCCGGTGAATGATCGAATGGCGATAGTCCAGCGTCCGCGTGGCGGCGACAATGCGCTTGTCGGCGCACACGATGCCGCTTGCTTCCTCATAGGCAATGCGGGCTTGCTCGCGATCGTATGCCGCAAGCACGTTCTGACCGTGCGGAACCTTTTCGGGGCCGATCGTGTGCAAGAGGCCGAGCCCCGCCCCTAGCGTCGTCTTTCGGGCACCGCGCGGAACCATCATCACCACGTTTTTGACGATGCGCGTGCCGTTCGGCTTTCGCGGCCCGTATGTCCGGCGCACGGCGCGCTCTTGCCAGCGGTCGAGTTGGAACGGCTTGCCCGTTTTCGGGTGCTTCAGCGCGCGAAGGAAGCGCACGGCGCGCTCGCCGCACCCGAGCGGGTCTTCGATCGGCGACTCGTCAAAGAGCCAATGGGGATGCGTGTCGCTCATAGCCCGAGATCGTCTTCGCCATCGTCCGGCGCTGTGTCTCGGATTGCGGCGCGCGAGCGCGCGATCGGCGTCAAGCCGAGTTCCGCCGCGAGCTGCCGCACTGACTTGATCGCCGCGTCCAGGATCGAAACGGCGGGGTGCTTTTTTATCAACCCGCCCGGTGTCTCATAGGTAAGCTTGCCGGCTAGCTCGCGCGTTGTCTGGCGCACTAGCGCGCTGGCCTCGCAATAGGCTTCGAGCGTCGGGAGATCGCCTTCAGTCAGCGTGCCGCGCTCGGTCATAATGCGCGCGGACGATCGCCACACCGCCTTGCCTTCCTTTGAAAGCCATGTCGGCGCGCGCGGAACGTCGCCCATTGGCGAAGAGCCGGCGACGATCTCGGAAGGTTTGCGGCCGCGCATATCACGAAACCTTCGCGGCCTTGATCAGCAAGCCTTCACGGCGGCCGATCTCTTGCAAGTCTGTGAGCCGGTGTTGCGTGCCTTGATAGGTCAGCCGATCTTCGAGCGTGACGCCCGCGATGTAGCGGGTTTTGAGCGTGAGGCTCGCCGTGGTCCGCGAGCCTTCCGCTTGCGGGCTGTCGGCGGTCGAGTTTTCGATCAATTCGCCCCACATGGCCGCGAATGTCGCCCATGTTTGAACCGGCGTGCCGGCGTCATCGATCGTTTCCGACGCGCGGTCGATGGTGAATTGCCGGTCCATTTTGCCCGCGCGCATCATGCTGCAATGATCTCCTGCAAAACGGCTTCAATCTCGACCACGCCATGCCCGTGCTGACCGGACGGGTCGCGCATGAAGCGCCCGCCGCCCCGGCTGATCACTGAGAAGAACCTGTAGTCAGGTGTATTCGGGAACGGGCCGCGAATGGCTTTGACGATCGCGCCCGCGATCTCTTTCGCCATCATCAAGCCGGTCTCTTCCGTCCAAATGTGAACGGTTAGCCGTCCGCAATCGTGATAACTCTCGTTTGGGATGGCGTAGACGCTCGATCCCTCGCCGAGTTTGATGCACGGGAACCGCAAGGGGCGGTTCGTGGCGTCGATAACGTTCTCAGCCGGGACAAGCGCCGTCACGTTGGAAGACGCTATGAGGCGCGCCCTGAGCGCTTTTTGCAGGGCAAGGGAGGGCTCAGGCACAACCAAAGCTCCAATGCCGATAGTTGGCGAGTAGCATTTGCACGCCCGAAGGGATTGCTTGCTCGCCGGTGCGGTTCTCATAGAGCACGCCTGCCCATTGTCGGATTGCTTCGAGCAACGGCGGTGGCATCGGGTCGAAATCTGTCGCGAGATCGTCGGAACCGATGTAGTCGGCAACGAGCGTTTCCGCCGAGTCGATCTTCGCCTGCAAGAGCGCGTCTTCGTCGCTTCCGGGAGCTAGGCGAAGGTGCCCTTTCAGGTCGGCGAGCGTGATCAGGGACATGCAAAAAAATCCTATTTAGGCGGTGTATCGAGCGATGGGGGCTGATCGGTCAGGGACGCTTTCCGATAAGTTTTGACCCACCCCCCGGGGTGCTGACCGTGCTTTCAAGTGCTTCAGCGCGCGCTTTCCCGCCCTTCCTTGCGCCAACGGGTGCCGTCAACACGTCTTTGTCACTCCACCCTGATTGCACTCGGAACCAAAGCGTGCCGATGTTAATGCCTGTCTCTTTCGCCCATGCCACAAGCGATTGCGTTCTGCCGTTGTGTGTGAGCAAGACTTTTGGCCTGCCTCGTGAGCCGGCTTCTTTGGGCTTCACGGGGTTTGAACTGACAACCGGACAGGTGAGCGCCGCTTCGATGGTCCATCCCACACTAAGTCGGCGATGGATTGTCGGCATTGCCATGCCAACCTCACGAGCCCATGCGCTGAGCGATTGAGTTCTGCCGTTATGTGTGATCGGACGCTCGCCTTTATGGGGCTTCGGTTCCGGTGCGTTTGCTCCTGCCCTTGACTGGCCGAGTGGGATTGTCAGGGCTTCCTCGATTGACCACGGGCGCGGCGCAGAGAGGCGCGCCGAAAGGGTATTCATTGCGATGCCAAGCTCGCGGCCCCAGTCCGCAAGGGTCAGCGTCTTGCCATTGAAGGTGATCAGCCGCGCGTTGTGCATTCCGGGAGCGAGGCCGCTGCGCCTAGGCTCGCGGCTCGGCTTTGGTTTCTTCGCTGGTGCTGGTGCCGCTTCTGGCCTGGGCGTCGGGAGCGGCGGTAAGTCGGCTAGAGTGGGAACCTTCATGCGCGCGACGGGGAGTGTCGGCGTGGCGCTCATTGCGTTGAACGCGTATTCATAAGCCTTCGAGTGATCGAGGCCGGCGAGTTCGCACGTCTGTTTGAAGGAAAGAAAGAACCGGCGCACTCGGCGCGTCGGCTCTTCGTCTTCGTCACGATCGAGCTTCAGCCGCTCGCCTTTGATCCATGTGAGCGCGAGATCGCGCTTTGCCACGCTGATAGGATCGCCGGACGTTTCGCCCGCCTCTTTGATGGCGCGCGCTATTGCTTGCCGCCACACTGCGGGCTCTGTCAGAATGTCGAAGGTGTCGCCGGGTTCCGCAATCATGCCGCAGCTCCGTTTGCGTCCGCCCATGCCGTGCCGTTCCACCAAACGGGCTTGCCGAGCGTAGTATCGAAGAACCGCCGCCCTATATCGGCTGACGTGTTTGTGAGTGCTGTAGGCCGCTGATTAGTCGCGCCGCTGGTATCGACGCCTAGATCAGTCCAAGCGCCCCACGTGCTATCCGGGTTCTGGAAACGGATGCTTGTCCCGTTCCATTGATGCGCGGGAATGGTGCCAATGTCGCCCTTCAGTCCCTTGACGGTGATTGTCGCGTCCGTCATTGCGCGGCCTCGAAGGTGCGAACCTCGAAGGCCTGGACGCCTTTGACCGCTTTTTCTTCGCGCTGTTTCCAGCGGTTATGACAAATCGCGCAAAGCGGTTGCCAGTTCGAGCGCGACCAGAAGAGCCGCATGTCGCCACGGTGCGCCTGTATGTGGTCGACGTGACTCGCGGGAGCCGGGCAGCGCCGGCATGTCGGGTTCGCTTTGAGATACGCTTGCCGCTCGCGTTGCCATTTGCTGTCATAGCCGCGCGCTTGTGCTGACGGGCGGGTTGCCTCGTAGCGCCTTTGTTGCTCACGTTGCCGGCGCTCTTGGCACTGGCAGAATTGATGCGCCGGGACAGTCCGCCCGCATCCGCATATCTTTGGAGGTTTGAAGGGCATGTGATCAGCCGCGATTGTCGCCGAAGGCCGTAGCTGCTTTGAGCGCAGCAAAGCCGGCGTGATCACGTTCCACATTTGACGGGTCGAATTCCTCGCCTTCAGGCGCGCCAAACACGGCGCGGAATAGCTCGGCGAGCATTTCCGAGCGGCCCTTGTAGGCTTCGATGATCTCGCGCGGCGTGGCGTTCCAAGTGATCTCAGGCGTCCAGCCGAGCCGGCCCGTTCCGATCCTGTAGAGCGCAACGTGGTAGTCGGCGAAGCTCATTGGCTTGCCGCCGGCCTTGTCTATTGTCTTCGCGTGGTCAGCTTCGTCATCCGCGCCCGCAAGAGCGGCGACAAAGCGGACAAGCGGCGCGACCAGGGCGCGAAGGTCTGAGAGAACCGGCGTGCCTTCCGCGTCTTCGAGAAAGCGGAGAAGATCGGGCGCGCCATAAGCGCACTCCCGAACAACGTCAGCCATTGCGGAGACGTTCTCTTTTGCGATGGCTTCGGCGAGCTTGGAGAACCCGCCGTGCCGTTCATGAAGGCGCATTGCGGCCCGCAATGACGGGCGGAGCACGATTGTCTCGTCCCCGACCGTCAAACGCATTTGTTCGCTT